GTCGGATGGATGCATAGCCCTACCTCGTCAACATTGAAGCCTGTCTCGGCCTCATACGCTGATCTGGCAAGGGGCTCGGTTTCAGTCCCGAATTGCATGGCTGCGTTGGTGTAATCAGATCCCTGTGGCTTGCCAGTCAGGATTTCCGCGACGAGCTGCGCCTGATAATCACGGTATCCAGCGGTTTCAGGTTTCATTAGCACCGCAGAAATCATGCTGGCTGTAACCCGACCAGCGCGGGCTGCCAGCCATTCGGGAGTACCCTGGATTGCGTCTATGGTTTTCATGCTGCCGCCAGCGCTGTTTTACGGGCGTTTTTAGCGCCGGTAAGGATTGCCATGGCTACCGTATCATTCTCTCCCTGCGCGGCTTTGTAGGCGGCTTTGAACGCTACCTGCAGGTCGTCCAGCGTGGGCGCAGCTTCCAGCGCGGCAATGTGGGCCCGGCAATCCATAACTTTCCGTGGTTTTGCGCTGCTGGCTGCGTTACCATCGTCGTCCTCCGGTGCAACTCCGGTCGCTGCGCTCAAACTGTAGCGTCTGGCGTAAGTCAGAGCCGAGCCGTAACTTTGTGCGTCGGATTTTGAAACCGGCAGGGACAGGACACCGCAGGCAATCCACTCCCCGGATGAGTGCAAGATTGTGGTTTCGACGCGCACCTCGTCTTTGTCGCTGGGCTCGATGGTCTGAACGTAGGACAGGCCGTTGTTGGAAAAGGCAACCCGGATGGCTTCGACCACCGAGGCCAGATCCGCGTATTTGCTTTTAAAGAACGGGTTTGCAGAGTCCTTGACTGCGCCTTTCATAGATCCTTGCGCTGCTGCCAGTGCTGCCGCGAGTGCTGCTATTGATTCTGATTTATTCATAAAATCCTTTAGGTTAAAACGAGAAAAGAACAATTAGGCAAAACCAACCCCCAACCATCGTGGCAATGCCGCAAACGGTAGCGCCGACTATTTCTAAAAAGTTCATGCCATGTCCTCCGCATATTCACATGCGACTTTTTCCAATATGTAAGAATACTCGCTGTCCCTGAAATGTTTCATCAGCATTTCTGTGACTGTTTTTTGCTCGCGTCTGGTGCGTTCGCGCACGTCGGAACAGGTAATACAGCCCAGATAAAGCTCAAGAAAATATGATGCGTCGCGCTCTTCTAACAAAAACTGATAGAGGTCAAACTGCGGTTTTTTAAACTCACCTTTTTTTGGCTGTGGCCAGACTCCGTAATGCATCACGGTATCTACGATTGATTCCAAGGCCAATTCGTAGTCTCGTTCCGTAGGTGCAGGGCTGGTTGAATAGCCTTGCAGCGGGCCGCAGACCGGGCAGTCCGTGGCTCCGCACATGCAGGGTTCGCGGATCATGCTGCTACCGCGGGGCAACCGCTTGCACCGAAAACTGCGCTGTGAATTTTGACACCGCAATGTCGCGTTGCGCGGCTGTCAGATTGAGATGATCTTTGCTTGCGCTCCCATAAATTTCGTCGCGCCGTGCATCAATTAAAAACCAGCTTGAAGATCCGCGTTCGATCGTATAAGTGTTGATGATGCGCGAATATTTATACGCGGTCGGCACGCTGCCACCGGACATCCCCCATGCAATTGCACCGCTGCGATCTTTTTTGGCAATGCCAAATTTTTCAAGACGCATTTCCATAAATTCAGCAAGGTTAATAATGTTCTGTGCGCTGGCGGTGTGTGACACCGACTTGCCGTTGATTTCTTGCAACAGCGCGTCGATTTTGGTGCGGTTGGCTTCTACGATTTTAATTTTCATTCTGCTTCTCCGTTTTGTTGCCGGACTCGCTCCGGCTGCGTATTCCGAAACCCCCGCGTTGGCAGGGGCAGGGGAATCAAGATGCTTGCAGTTCTTGAAATCTTTCCCATTCAAATTCTTTATTTACGCGGTAACCGTTTGCCTTTGCATCTGCTTTCAAGTCTGCGTAGTAGGCTTCAAATTCTTTTTTCATTTCTGCTTTGCTCATTTTGTTTCTCCTTGTGAAGGTTTATTTACAAGCTGGTATGTAAAGGATTATAATCAGTCCGTATCACTTTGCAAGAACTATTTGCAAGTATTTTATAACTTAACTAAATCAAAGGGTTAGATATGCTTAAATCAGATGTTATTGCGTATTTCGGTGGAGTTCGGGCTGTTGCTGAGGCGCTTAAATTGAGCACTCAGGCGGTTACGGCGTGGAAAGCGGTCATTCCGGAGGTCAATGCCTGGCGCATTTTTTCGTTGACCAAGGGCGCTCTTAAAATTGACGAAAAAATGTATGGATGATCTCAAAGATCAGTTTGCGTTGGCAGCAATGGCCTCGCTTTTGCAGCGCTCATCAAACTCGTCACCGCACTATATCGATGTCGCGGCCAGCGCTTGGCAATGTGCGGAATATATGATGATTGAACGGCAGAAGCGTATAGACCTGGCTGCGCTGAACGAGAAACGAAACAACAGCGACATGCGAACGCTCAAACTCTCAACGCGCCTGCACTACGCTTTGCTGTCCGAGGATTTATATACCATTGCTGACATCTGTGCTTACACCGAAAAAGAAATTTTGAGAGTCCCAAACATTGGGCGCACACAGTTGGCGCACTTGATAACTGCTCTTGCTGCGGTCGGTGAGAAGCTGGCGGCGCCAAGTGAAAAATAATTGCAATCAAATATGCGTTCGTCATGTTCCTGTCGGTCATAGATTCCTGCTGATTCGCACCAACGATGAATACACCATGATGGAAATTAAACGCGAAACACCGAGTGGCACTAAATACGTGGTTTTGAAATCAGGCGAAACGAAAAACGGCAGTTTGCATCATTCTTGCCATGTCGTTTTGTTCGGAAAGCCATGGACTGTCCGAGCTGCAACCTGATCGAGACCGCGCCAGTCACGCTCCGCGATGGCCGGGTAGTCTGCTCGAACTGCAACGCATGGCGGCTTGAATGCGAGGCCAGGATGGTGCTTGCGCGGAAAGATCGGAAAGAATATCTAGAGAAGATCCGGCAAAAGCGCGGCGTGGATGCCGCGGTCGAGCTGCGGAACGAAATGCTTGCAATTAAAAATGGCACGTAATATGATTTCGAGTGATGCGTTGGTCGGCAGGCCACGCAAGCTGATTTCAGCCTTTACTGGATGATGGCGCATCACTTCTCTACCTTAAAGGGGGTAAAAAATGCATCATTTCCCATTCCATATTGGCGACTACCTAGCCGCCACCTCGCATTTATCTAATGACGAGGATCTCGCATTTCGCCGCATTCTCGACATGTATTACCACACCGAGCTTCCAATTCCGCTTGATACAAAGTGGGTTGCCAAGCGGCTGCGGGTTTCCGTTGAGGCCATAGAATCCGTCCTGCAAGATCTGTTTGCAAAACACGATGACGGGTACCACCACAAGCGATGCGACGAGGAAATAGCAAAATATCAGAGTTTTATTGTTAGCGGAAAGAAGGGCGCGGCAGTCCGTTGGAGCAAGGAAAAAGGATCGGATTCTACTGGGGTAGCATCGGGTGGCGATGGGGAGGCTATAGGGTGCCTATCAAACCCTAATAGCAACCGAGAACCAAGAACCAAGAACCGAGAACCTATAACCACAGGTACTTCAAAAACTATAGTCGCTAGAAGCGACTGTATTCGTCCCGAAACGGTATCTGAGCAAGTCTGGAGTGACTTCCAAACCCTGCGCCGAGCTAAAAAAGCGCCTATCACCAACTCAGCTATCAGCAAGATTGACAAGGAGGCTGGCAAGGCCGGTATATCGCTGGAAGTTGCTTTGACTGAGTGCTGCGCTCGTGGCTGGACGGGATTTAAAGCGGATTGGATGCAGGGTAAGGCTGAACCATTTGATTTAGGAGCTGCTACGCAAAGGATTTTGCAACGAGAACTTGAGAAAGAATCTACAAACCCGTGGGATCTGGAGGCGATTAAATGAAAAGGTCATGGTCGGTTAGGCTGCATCAAGTTTTCAAGAATATGTACGCACAGAAATTCACGGCATTGTTTAAAAGTGAAAGCGAAGTTGATGGTTGGATTGAGCTTTGGTCAACATTGGATGGTGATGTTGTCGCAGCTTTGGCGAGGCTGCCGGCTGAATTCCCAGAATGGCCACCGACGTTCGGCCAGTTTAAAGCCCTGCTGGTTGACCACACTGTCGTGGTCCGGGCCCTGCCGCCGCCGGTAAAGTCTCTGCCAACACCGGAGCAGGTCGAGAAACTGAACGCAGCTATCAAAAAGTCCCCAGGTGGCCGCTGGTGGACTACGGACAAGGTTGTGAATCAAGCGCAGGTTGATTTCATTATTCGGCAAGCAAATCACTTTGGTAATGGATCTGCTGCCGACAAGTTTTTAAGAGATTGCCGGTCGGCTGGGGTTATTACGGGTAACAGGGTTAGTTAAGCAAATTGCAAGCCAAAAAATTGGGCGAAAACTTTCCGCCCAACTATTTTAATTGGGGGATTTATGACTAGAGCAGAGCAGATCTACCATGATTTCGAGCAGTTCGACATGCACAATCAAGAGGTTTGGAGCTTATTTAAAAAATACGTGTTTATGATTATCCAAAAAGATTTTAGGCACTACGGCGCTGCGGCAATTTTTGAACGGATCAGGTGGCATGTGCAGATCGAGACTACCGGCAAGGAATTTAAACTGAATAACAATTACTGCGCTTATTACGCTCGAAAATTTGAGGATGAATTTCCGGGTTATTCAGGGTTTTTCAGGATCAGGCGGTTAGTTAGCGAAAACGGGAGAGCAAAATGACTATTGCTGTGGTGCAGTTATGCCCGGTCTGCGACGAGAGACGGTCTACGGCTGCAAATGCGGCCCAATGGCCAATTTTGGAAGCGTGGGCAAAGCAACGCCAATGGTCGGTAAATGGATCGCTCCAGTGGCTTTCTAGTGAAGAATGGAAGGATATCTTGACCGCTGCTTTTGAGGGTGACACGACACCGAGACTTGCGCCGGGGCTCGAAGGCGGCATCGTGATGCTGGGTCGCAGAACCAGTCGTTACGGTAAAAAGCGGTTTTCTGAATGGCTGGACTGGCTTAATGCTGC